CCTACCAAACCGTTTGCAGCCATAGGCTCAAACATTTCTTGAATAGGGGCTTGTCCTTGTTGAGGACCACCCATCATATGGTCGTATCCACCACTCCCTTGTTGGGAAGTAGCTACAGGGGCAGGAGGGAATGCACCCTGTTGTTGCTCGCTATTATCTAAATGATCTGCTTGACTTTCGCGATGACGACTTGCACGTTGTTTTGGAGCCTCTTCCTCTGCCATTCCCTCGCGTCCGTTCAACATCTCATTCACTCTTTCTACTAAAATATTTACCTTAATACCCAACTTGGTTTGAATGCTTAATACCACTACCAAAAAGGCAATAATTACATTAGTCAATGTCAAGTTATCGTATTTGAATCCACTGTAAGTTGGAAGATAAGTGACTACGCGATGAATCAATACAATACCTACAAACATAATAGTTACTTGCAATAACACTTCCACCAAAAGCTCTAAATTACTTTTATCATGGTCTGCCTCTGGGATAAAATGGTGAATGGTTTTATTCAATGCTACAATTGGGATGATTGCTAAAAATGCATATTGAAGAATATTCATGAACTCCGCTTTACTTTCTTCTGTGGTTGAAAATACGTGGGACATAAATGTATTTTTTGGATTTTCAGATACTTCATTTAACGATTCCATAGTTATAGTATATATTGGTTTCATATAATAAAATGATTTACCAAAATAAATTAAACATTTGTTTATGTATTATGTATAATGTTGAAGAATACGTTAGTGGTTAATAAGTACAAACAACGCCTTATTTCACACAACCTACCAGATGAATTCCATGAAGAATACCAATATATTCATTTACTAAACGATATTATCGAACACGGTAAGATGGAAGAAGGACGTAATGGCAACACCTTATCCATATACGGTGCCTGCTTACACTTTTCTCTTGAAAATAATGTTATTCCTATTCTGACAACTAAAAAAACCGCATGGAAAACCTGTCTAAAAGAACTATTATGGTTTATCAAGGGGGATACCAGCAACAAACGCCTAAACGAGCAAAAAGTACGCATATGGGATGGAAATGCTACTAAGGAATTTTTACAGTCTCGTGGACTCGGACACTATGAAGATGGTGATTTAGGACCCTTATATGGATTTCAATGGAGACATTGGAACGCTCCTTATAACGGGTGCGATGAAAACTATGAAGGAAAAGGTATCGACCAACTTCAATACATTATTAATATGTTGAAAAATCCAGAAACCCGTAACTCACGCCGCCTTATCATTTCCGCTTGGAATCCAGAACAACTTACTGAGATGGCATTACCCCCTTGTCATAGTTTTTTCCAGTTCAACGTTCAAGACAACGATAAACTCAGTTGCACGGTTTTCTGTAGAAGTCAAGACGTTCCTCTCGGACAACCCTTTAATATTGCAAGTTATTCCTTCTTAACCCATTTGATTGCCTTTCACACCGGATTAAAACCACACGAACTCATCTTGTATGGTGGAAATTGTCATATTTATGAACCTCATATTGAAACAATTAAGCAACAATTCAACCGTGTACCCCATCCATTCCCTACATTAACTATTAAAGATAAAAAGGAAAACATTGACGATTACACAATTGACGATTTTATTGTAAATGACTACCTATTCCATCCTCCTATCAAAATGGATATGGTCGCATAATTATGCTTTCGCGTTCGAAAATGATATAAAACGTCTGTTGTAGATAATATAAGATGAGCGCATCAAACGCGGCAGCTCTTAGACGAAGAGTTGGGAATCAAAGCAACCCACCTCGGCCAGGTGCCGGGTCGGCTACTTCTTCCATTCCCACATCTAATAACACTACTACATCTGCAAAACAAAGCGGTATGACTTTACAAGAAGTCATTAGCCACTTTAACAAAAAAATTCAAAGTTTAGAGGAAAACATGTCTAACATTTCTCCATCTACCACAAATACTGGTTCCACTGCTTCTGGAACTACACCCGCCCCCAACTCTGACGAGTTGAATGTTATCTTTAGCGAGTTCAATGACCGGTTTGAATTATTCGCCCAAGAAATTGCTTTAATGAAAGAACAATTGTTGAAATTACAAACCTATACTATGGACGTTAATAAAGTATTGTATGAAGAACGTGTTCGGGTACTATCAAATAGCGAAAGTAACAATAAAATATCTTCCAATGATTTAGACTCTATTGCAGAAGATGTTGACGCACAAACCATTAATAGCAACACGCTTATTAGTGACCCTCTTGAAACTTCCAGTATGAACATGATGGATGAACTTAAAACAAGCACCGCTGATGGGGGAAAATAAGTTAATATGAAAAACAATGTAAAAATATTATGAAGTGTATATACAAACACACTTCATATGAATATAAGAGAACAAATTATTTCTATACAAAACCAATATTATAGTAAGAATACAAAAAATAGAATCTTCAAAAAAGACCAAAAAATCGATTGCGCACAATATGTTACACAACACATAAGCCTTGATGAATTAATTGAAAACACGCTCTATTACGTTCCGAATACAAATATCCTTATCTATGATTATACAGTATATAAAACATATATACATCCGGATATTTACCCGTATTTCAATACCCATTTTGTCAATATGTTTCAATATGGGATTGATAATTTCAAAAAAGTGAACCTATATATTCAGGCTGAATCTTTCACTGTTTCTGCATTTGAACGATACCGTGAATCCATACAACATTTAATTAAAATCATACCATATGGATGGGTTCAATACGCCGAATCAATAATATTATTTAATTGTCCTTCTATGATTGAAAACATTATGAGTTTACTGTACTTGCTATTAGATAAAGAAAGCAAATTAAACTTAAAATCAAAGTTACAAACTATTCAGAAGAAAGATAGCGGCGATATAGCAAAATATCTAAAAATATGACGGTAAAGGGTATAAAACTATTATGATATAACTATTAGACAATGAAAATAGTTATATCCGATTTGAGTAAGGCTGACAAATTTGTAACTTTGTTTCAGCAAATGAAATCATTTACCGATTGTATTAATATTCAACTTCAGAGCGAACAGCTTTTTTTACAGTCAATTGACGCAAACAGAGTATCCATTTTTGAATTATATTTACCAAAAGATTGGTTTGATGAATACACGATGGAGGAATGTTGTGAAATGGGTATTTATACAAATTTACTGAATAATGTATTCCAAACACGACAAAAACACCAGTCTATTACCCTTCACAATGATGATAGTACTGATAAGCTTAGTATCTCATTCTCGAGCGAACAAGACAGTATCCAGAAAGACTTTATGCTCCCCCTATTTGATTTAGATGTAGAACTCATGAGTATTCCTGTTATGGACCATCACATCCATATTTTGATGGACAGCGGATTATTTTCAGAGAATATGAAGCAATTAAAGTTATTTGGAGACAATATTTGCTTCCAATGCGAAAAAGATAATATTTCTTTTTGTAGTCCACAAGATGATAATGGTAAAATGAACGTATGTATCCCTACATCTGAACTCATTCAGTATACACATAACCAATCTATTCAAATGTCCTTTAGTACAAACATTTTAAACCAAGTTTGTAGTTTTCAAAAATTAAACAAATACATTAGTCTTTCCATCACAGACGCTTTTCCATTAAACATTACATTGCAAATCGACCCAGAGAGCTCCGATGCTCGAATTGCCTTTTATATTGCTCCATTGATTGAATAACATACTCGTTATATTTATTATAACAAAAAGGATTTTAATAATATAGTTATTATTATTTAAATCATGGTTATGCTCCTCGACCTCATATTGTTCATTTGTATCTTTTTTATCTATATGCACTTTATTCACGAATGGAAAATATGCGAATCATTGGAACTATTTGAAACTGATTATACAGATTATTACGAGTTCTTATCTGTTTGTAGATTAAAGCAACCTTTTGTATGTAAATATCAATTACACAATGACGATGTCTTCAATATTAACTGGGATTTATTAAATGATATCCATATCTACAACCAAAATGATTCCTCAGATGTTATCGGGTCCTATCATACACTACTTTCTCTTATAGACAAAGGGAATTTTTATACCCAACATAACCACGATGCTATTGCCAGTAGTGACATTTATGACGTTCTCAATTCAAACAGCGAATATATTAAACCTATCTCCAACATTCAGACTTCATATGATATATACATTGGTTCAAACGGTGTTACAACAACACTCCAACACCATAATAGTTCCTCGTTATTCTTATTAGGTGTAAAGGGGTCTCAAACTATTCGATTGTTTCCTTGGTCATCTATTCAACGAGACAACATTGACTTTCTACATTATGAATTCACATCCGAAAAAGATATTTGGAATCAACCCATTGAGAACATGATCGAAGTTGAATTACAAAAAGGACAGCTATTATTCGTTCCTCCATACTGGTGGTACAGTTGCAAACATGGAGTTCAATCACACCTCCTTTCGGCATCTTACATATCAGTCATTAATTCTATTACTCATATCCCATATAAGTTACAATCAGTTATCCAACAACAAAACATTTTACCGGCATATTCGGTTGTTAATAAAGAGCAAATCGAAAATGATTCTTGTTCTATTGAAAGTGACAATAGTGATATCAAAGACGATACCCACGAAAGTGATAGTATAAATAGTGTTATTCAAGGAACGATTGATGACATCATTGATGATATTGTAAACGAATAAAAAGATATAAATATATTTATGGGTTTATTGTTATATACCCCATTAGAATGTCCGAACACGAAGAATATATGCCAATATACAATGACCCGATGTACTGGTCTTATTTAACCAGAGACAAACAAAATACTGATATCTCGGGCAATAGTAACAAAACTACCACTGAAACAAAAAAAACAAACGATACTACCACTGAAACAAAAAAAAACAAATAACAATAATATTTAGACTCCTCCCCATTCAAAATGTGTATAACAATGTATCACTATATACCTTGTTATGACAATTTTTCAAGCGTTACTTCCTTCAAAACGTTCCTCATAATTTGACCGCGAAACTTTACAGTTTCTTGTTCATTTCCACCGCCTAATATATTACAAGCTATATTCATAAATAACTCACACTCGGTTGTATTCGTTACAATATGATTCGGGTTTTGTTGTTGCCATACGGGAAGTTGTTCATAATTCTTATTAGCTACCTTTTCCACAATAGACTGTAATTTATCCTTTTTATCAGTATCTTTTTCCCATCGGTCATCTTCTTTGATGTATAATGTTTCTCGCTTTAAATCAGTACAATGTAGTGGTCGCGAATACATATCCAGTTCATTTAATTTATTCATAAAAATACGCGAAATGCCTTCGACATACCCCAATCTACCAGTTTCTTCTATATCCACTTGGTCTAACTGTAACGAATCTATAAAATCCCCTATATTCATAGCATCTTTACATTGTTCGTTCAAGAAAAAATTTAAATTGAATCGCTGATTGTTATGAATATTCGTTGTTGTGTTCCCTAATTTTCCATCAGTTATTGCAGTTAAAATTTGAGAATGTAGGCTACTATTATCGGTGTGTACCTTCTCAATCGTTTTTATAATATTTCTTTCTTCTTCTGAGCGCTCACTCAATAACTTTTTTAATTCCCCATTTTCTTTTATCAAATTCACCACGGTACTATTATCTACTGTATTACCTATCTCATTATCGTTATCATTATCATTAGTATTAGTACCGTTACTATTATCCGGAATTACACATTGGCTACGGCATTTTTTCTTATGATACCATAGTGAGTTTCGTGCGTTGAACCCCTTATTACACCAGTCACATTTAAATAGCTTTGTCTCTTTTTTCTTATGTCCACAATGTTTTTCACACATCTTATGGTGTTTAATTGTGGTAATGTGTTTTTCATATGAACTCTTTTTATTTGTAAAATAATTACAACTTTCACATACGAACTTTTGATTCATAAACGTTTCTTGTTTCATTTCAAAGTTGTTCTATATTTATAGAACACAAAAAGTTGCTTTATACTGTTTTTTCGAAGAAAATGCCGAAAGTTGCTTTTTTGAGCAACTTTTCTGTTTTTTTACCACTGCTATCAATAAGAATATTCCGTCTATCATTATATCATATAATACCAGTTAGCATAATAAATACGTTTTGTTCTATAATTGCATATAGATTGTTAACCACAGCGGAAAACAAAATGTTTCTTTTACATATGTCACTAACAACCAAGCTATTTTTTTATTATTATTCCAGCTCTAATTGTGTTCTATAAGTGTTCTATATTTATAGAACACAAAAGTTGCTTACATTATTCAATAGGATTTTTTCCAAAAGGTCCACTTTTTACAAGAAATATTTCTAACAAATGTAATCATAATCGTGCAATTCCCGAAAAAGGGATTCCGATGGGAACTTTTGATAGAAAAGCAACTTTTTTGTTCTAAAACGTTCTAAAATGTTCTAAAATGTTCTAAAAATCATAGAACAAAAAAGTTGCTCTCTCACATATTTCCCAAAACTTAAAAAGTTGCTTTTTTGAGCAACTAAGTTGCTTTTTTGACGTTTTTTTTCGCTATTGTCAGTAACAAAAATAAATCACATATCTATAATATTGATATCATAACCAATACTAACGGTCAAAATGTTCTAAAAATGTTCTAAAAATTGGGTGTCCTTACTGACAACAGCCAAAAATTGACGATGTCTTTATCAGTTATATTATCATATGTCCTACCATTTTTTTATCACCTTTTCACCAAAAAAAGCGTTCTAAAAACATTGAACAAAAAAGTTGCTCTTACATTTCGGTGGGAATTTTTTTATGCTGGCAACTTTTTCAAAAAAAGTTGCTTTTTGTAGCATTATGCTGGCAACTGTTTTTTTTTTTAAAACGGTGACAAAACTTTTTCAGAAAAAAAAAAAATGGACATTCTAGAATGTCCAAAAAAAAAAATTTGAAAATACTTTTGTCACAATTTTTTGCAAAAACGCCAAAAAACCCACTTTTTACCCTCGAATTCTCTGAAATGTTATATTTTTTTTACAAGAATC